AAGAATTTTATGCTGAAACTGCAATTCACCGTCTTAACGACAAGAATTATCACTGCCCACGTGTAAAGGGTGGCAAGTGTCCTGTATGTGATACTTACTACAACATGTGGAAAGAAATTAACTCCATTGGCAAAGAGAGTCCTAAAGGCAAAGAGCTACAAGACCTCGCACGTCAAATTAAGTCTCGCAAGCGTTACTACATGAATGTGGTTGACCGTCGTGACGAATCAGTTAAGATTCTATCCGTAGGGCAAAAGCTTTTCGGTAAGGTACTAGACTGTTTCTTTGATGAGGACTTTGGCGATATCACTGACATGCAAGAAGGTTGGGATTTCAAGATTGTAAAAGATACCCAAGGACAATGGCCGAATTACGATAAGTCTTCGCCTAAGCCAAAACAAAGTGAGGCGGGCACTGATGCCCAAAACGCAAAGTGGATGGATGAACTTCACGATATTCACGGTCTTGTTAAGGTCGCGGATTATGACGAACTTAAAATAATGATGACGGAATTAGAAGCTTCAGTTAAAGGTCCTCAACCTGAAACTGTTGAATCTGAAACTCAAGCGCCAGATGATGAAGATTACATGGCACATCTTAAAGATTTGAAAGTGGATTAACCTATGGCAGAAAAGCTAAAGATTTTAGCTTGCCCAAGTAACCATGGAGGATGCGCTTATTACCGCATCCTCCTTCCTATGGAGAAACTGGCAGAGCTTTACCCTGATGACGTAGAGATTCGGTGGGATGATAATCCCCTTGGATGGAATGCGGATACTAAGACCGAGACCCCTCCCGACTTCGAGTATGAAAATATAAAATGGGCGGATGTTGTGTTTACTCAGAACATTCATAATTTTGGAGGTATGTACACTGCGCAAGTTTTACAGACAGCGCATGAGTTTGGGAAGTTTACCCATTTTGATACTGACGACCTTTTGACCGACTTGTATTCCGGACACAGGCTCTTTGATGTGTATAAAGAACAGAAGCTAGACGAAGTAACTAAGTACATTTATAACAATGTAGATTTGGTTACTGTAACCCAACGTAAATTTGCTGAGTATATTCAGGAGTATGTCCGAGGGGCATTGGTAATCATAAAGAACACTATCGATTACTCTCTCCCTCACTGGAACATGCCTAAAGCACCTAAACCTAAGAAGTTAACCCGTATGGGTTGGGTAGGTGGTATTCACCATGACGTGGACGTAAAGCACTTTGCAGGAGTACCCTACCTTGTCAATCAGAAGGTTGGAAAAGAACGAGTGCATTGGGGATTCTACGGAAGACCACATATGCCTGTAAATGAAAAGACGGGCAAACCAGAACCTGACTGGCAACAAGATGTCTGGGACGGTTACGAAAAAGTTTTTAAGGCGGGGTTTAAAGGGCACAGCAATTACCGTGTTTATCCTGCAATGGCTCCTAATCAATATGGCGCCATGTACACTAACATCGACATCAACCTCGCAGTGCTAGATGATAATGCTTTTAATCAGTCTAAGTCTGAGATTAAAGCTATTGAAGGCGCTCGTTACGGAATACCTTTGATTGCTACTGATGTAGGTTGTTACGATGAGCTTATTGTTAATGGGGAGACGGGTTATTTGATTGACCCGAAAAACTCCAAAGCCGAGTGGAATCGTATTTTAACTAAGTGTATTAAAGACCCTAAGCACGTAGAAGAGATGGGGAAAAACCTAAAAATGTTATGTGATGATTTATATGATATCAACAAAGTTGTGGGTGGTAGACTAGACCTGTACCGGGAACTTATAGGGATGAAAGAAGACGCCTTAAAAGCCTCCGGTGGATACCAAGCACCGCGTATAACCCACCCGTCCGGTAAAACGGATGTAACTTTAGACAACCCTTTAATGAGGAAAGAGTAGTAAGCAATGAAATACTTAAGTATTGTAGCTGTTCTTAAAGATGAAGCACTTAACTTGTGTGAGTGGTTGGACTTCCATAAACGTGTAGGAGTAGAACACTTCTATCTTTACGATAACGGAAGCACCGACAATACTAGTGACCTTCTTCAGCCTTACATCGAGGCTGGGGAAGTTACCTATTCTTATAACACTATGGACATGTGCCAAATGGCTTGCTATTACAACGCTCTAACAGCGTATAAGGACCAGTCGAAGTGGATGGCATTTATTGATTTAGATGAATTTCTATTCGCCCCCAAAGGAGACTTAAAGAAGAGGTTAGAGGGTTTCGAGGAGTTTCCAGGTGTAGCCGTTAACGAAGTATTTTTTGGTTCTAACGGACATGAAACACGCCCACATAGCGGAGTCTTACAAAACTACACTAAAAGAAGGGAGGCACCCGACAAACACATCAAGTCAATCTGCCAACCTGCACACACATTGTGTCCTGCAGGAAATCCTCACTCATTCTTCTATACAGGGGGACAACCTGTTAATGAGAAGAAGGAACCTTGCTTAAGTCCTTTTAACGTACCGGGCAGTACCGACCTATTTAGAATTAACCATTACTGGGTTAAGTCCAAAGAAGAGTACGAAGTAAAATTAACGCGTGGAAGAGCTGATGTCCCTTCACGAGACCCTAAGTTTCGTTATACTACAGGCTTAGGACGGAAACTTGATGAAGTATTTATGCAAGACAATGAAGTTCATGATACTGACATCTGGGAATTTTTGGAGAGAGAACATGGATAAAAAAATAAAAATAATTAGTGGTTGGTCTAAAGAAGGCGGCTCAACCTTTTCCTTAATGGAGCTTTGCGACTTGTTTAATGAGCGCGGTTACGACTGTACGTTTTATGGTCCACACCCATGGCACTTAAACAAATGCAAAGGCGACTTACATCACAATTTTAAAATGGAGGAGGGCGATATTATTATAGGACATTTTATCCATTTAGAAGAAAGACACCCTCTTCCTGAAAAGATTGTATTAACGTGTCATGAGAAAGCCATCTTCCCATTACAACAGCTGGAAAAGCAGACCGCTGGATTTGATAAGATTAGGTTTATCAGTGACGACCAAATGAAGTGGCAGGGCAAAGAAGGAGTTGTAATCCCTAACACCATTAGGGGCGTTAAGGAATCAGGAGAACACCCTGAAGGTGTTGCAGGTATTATAGGCACTGTGTGCCCTTTAAAACAAACTCATGTATCAATTGAACGTGCTCTTAAAGATGGTTGTAAAAAAGTATTAATTTACGGTAACAACCTCGATGAAAAGTACTTTAATGATGCTATTATACCTTTGCTAAGTGATGAGGTGGTGTATATGGGAATGGAGTTAGATAGACAGAAACTCTACGACTCGATTTCCTGTGTCTACCAGTCTAATTCTGCTGAGCTACCCGAAGCCTTTGGTCGAGTTCGTGCGGAATGTATCCGTGCAGGAATTCCTTACCACGGCAACGAGAACGCTACAACAGAATTTGAACTGTGGGATGAGGATAAAATCTTTGATGCTTGGAAAGAATTTTTAGAACTATGAGAACTATAGGTATTATTGGGTATGGTGAGATAGGGCAAGCCCTAGACGACATCTATTTGGCGAACAATTTTGTTCCCTTAATTAAAGATATGGACCGTGATGATGAGTTAGGGGGAGTGAGTGTTTTGAATATATGCATTCCTTTTAGTTATGATTTTGTAGCGCAGGTATCCGAGTATATCGATACCTTAAAACCAGGTCTAACTATAATCCATTCAACCGTGCCTCCCGGCACAACCAAACTGATTAGCGCAGACTACCCTAACGTAGCCCACTCCCCTGTCAGAGGCGTACACCCTAACTTAGCAGAAGGTATTCAGACGTTTGTAAAGGTCTTTGGTGGTGTGGGCGCGATACCAGCTTCAAAACATTTTTCGCATGATTTGGGTATAGAGTGTGATGTATACGAATCATCTATTACTACAGAAATAGCCAAACTCTTGGACACTTCTTATTATGGAGTATGTATCGCGTGGCATGACTATGCTCAAAAACTGTGCAATAAGCACGGCGTTAATTTCGACGAAGCCCAAACACACTACAACAAAACTTACAATAACGGTTACACAGAGTTAAACAAGTCTAACGTGGTTCGCCCAACCCTGACAGCACCTCAAGGTCCTATTGGAGGTCATTGTATAGTCCCTAACGCAGAGCTACTTCGAGCAGAGCTCGACTCTAAATTGCTCGAGGCAATAACAGATTTAAAATGAAAATATATACATTTATACCATACGATGTTGATAAAAATTTAGGAGACGCATATAATCGTCACATGAATCTTTTGGACGATGATGATTGGGCAGTTATTCTAGACCATGACGCGATGTTCGTACAGAAGGATTGGATGTCTTACATAGAAAAAGTTATTAAAGAAAATCCAGAGTATGGGTTCTTTACTTGTGTGATGAACCGCGTAGGTAGTAAGTGGCAGATGCCCGCAGGTATCGATAAATCTAATCATGATATGTTCTACCATATGGGCATAGGTAAAAAATTAAGAGAGGCGAACCTGCCTGTAGTAGACGTTACTAACTTCCCTTATTTGTCGGGGGTAGTGATGATTGTTAAGAAGTCTGTATGGGATAAGATAGGAGGCGCACCTGACGGTATGCTCGGTGTGGACGGACAACTACACATTAGGTGCCAGAAAGAGAACATTAAGGTTGGTTTGATGCCAAGCCTTTACGTTTACCATTGGTATAGAGCGGACGGGGCACATACCCATTTACACAACGAACAAGGATACTAATGAAGATTTTGTTTTTTGGGTGGGACCCTTCTATTACTCCAGCAAGCCGCACGGTCGATTACATGGGAGATTGTGTGTATCATGGTCTTAAGTCATTACTAGGTAAAGATGTACACACAGTGTACGACCAGTTCCATATGTATACTGACTTAGGTAAGGGAATATCACAACAGTTTCATGGAAAAGGATTTACTCTTTGTGGGAACTTAGAGCCAGTGCTTCGTAATGTTATAGAGGAAGCAGACCTAAAAGAAAACTTAAAAAATAAAGTTTACGACTGTGTAATTTTTTCACGTATGTACCGCACAACCCGGCATTACGAGGAGGTGTGCCAACATTATAATGATAATGAGATTGTTATTATAGACGGGCATGATTTAGACGAGATACCAGAACAATACCGGAAACATATGTATTTTAAAAGAGAGCTCGTAGAGGAACCTAATGCCATGCTACACCCTATTAGTTTTTCTATACCCGAAGAAAAATTAGTACCAGCCGACCTAACGGCTAAAAAAGAAAAAGAACTGGGAGACATTATCCCTGGCAAATTAGAAACTTATACTTTTAATTCTGAGAAAGAGTACTATAATGATTATAAGAAAAGTCTTTACGGTATTACGCACAAGAAAGGTGGGTGGGACTGCATGAGGCACTTAGAAATTATGGCTAACAAATGTGTGCCGTTTTTTCCTGGTATCGACGACTGCCCCCTTCACACGATGACGGACTACGATAAAGAAACTATCTCTCAGGTTTATCACCACGTTCAAAATAATACAATGACACAGGAAATCTACGGAACCTATTGCCAGTCTTTATACGAACATGTGGCTCAACACCAAACTACTGTAGCGCAAGCTCAACGAATAATAAACATAATTGAAAATGGATTTAGTTAAGAAAAGAATATTAATTACAGGCGGCTCAGGTTTTCTAGGCAAGCCCTTAGTAGAGAAACTGCTTAGTGACGGGAATTTTATTCGCGTTCTATCACGAGACGAGGGACAGTTAATCTCCCTCAAAGAAGCATACCCCGAAGTAGAAATTTACACGGGGGATATTGCTGACCCTTTCGCAGTTAATCAAGCTTGTCATAGTATGGATGGAGTATTTCATTTAGCTGCTTTTAAACATGTCGGTCTCGCTGAAAAGTTTGCTACTGAGTGCACTAACTCTAACGTCGTAGGAAGCCTTAACATACTTCAGCAAAGTATCGCCAAAGATTTAGAGTTTGTGGTAGCGATAAGCACGGATAAAGCTGCGCAAGTAGCCGGTGTGTACGGAGCCACAAAACTACTAATGGAGAGAATGTTCCAGCAGTATGAAGAGGTTAACCCAAACTGTCAGTACCGTCTTGTTCGCTATGGCAATGTTCTTTACTCAACAGGCTCAGTATTATGTAAGTGGAAAAATCTTTTGCACGAAGGCAAACAGTGTATCATCACAGAACCCGAAGCTACTCGCTTTTATTGGAGTGTGGACCAAGCTATTGATTTAATTTTTCAATGTTGTGAGGAGTCAGAAGACGCTACTCCTTTTTGCCCTACGATGAAATCTATGAAAGTAGGAGATTTATTTACGGCTATGAAAAACAAGTATGGCGGTATACGAAGCCGGGCTCCTAAAGTTATTGGGTTACAGCCTGGAGAAAACTTGCATGAAAAAGTATTGGACGAAGGACCTTACTCTAATGAAGTAGACTTCTTTACAATAGAAGAGATTATGGAGTTAGTGTAATGAGTGAAGAATATAATGGAACTTGGCCGGGGGGAGGCGCAGGAACACAAACTTTTAAAGATGGATGTACAATGTTGTCAAAAAATCTGGACTCTTTTAAAATAGACTCTAGGTTTATAGGGCACATAGGGAATGATACCCAATCTCTTGAATATGCGCTAAAGAAATTTTATTATTTAAAAGATAAGATGCCCGAATTATTTTCCTCCGATACCTTGAAGAGGTTTCAAGAGAACGATAAGATTGGGGGAGCCCCTGTATTTGAGATAGAGGGGATTCACCTCTCTACGGGAACACTGACGTTTATGCATCATTTGTTTCAAATCCAACGGTTCCCTAATATAAAGACTATTGTAGAGATTGGTTCGGGGTACGGGGGTCAGAGTAAAATCATCCAAGATTTTATGGAGGTGGAGTATACCTGCATTGATTTACCTGAAACCCTTGGACTTGCGGAAGCTTACCTCACCGAAGTAGACAACCCAGCTCGCCCCACTTTTATTAAATCTACCGAAGTGCCGTCCCTCTCACCTGACCTAGTTATTAGTAACTATTGTTTGTCAGAGTTAGATGAGACCGGTATGGATTTTTATATGGACCGCATTATTAAAAACGCCACATATTTTTATGGGGCATGTGGGCATTTTGAAACAAGGATAAACACTAAAACTCATCCTCATATGATAGAACGTTTGAAGGAGTTTTTCGAGGTAACTGTGGATAAAGAACACGCGTGCCCTTCTAATGCTATGGTGGTAGGGATTAAAAAGTGATTTCTGTAATCCTCCCCTCCCTTAAATCTGCTAGTGAAATGACTGAGCAGTTTGATTCTATTTCCTCTCATGTACCGGACGTAGAGATTCTTTATGTGGACAATTCGGAGTCTAATGAAGAATGCTCCCACCCCAATGTAACCCATTTAAACAAAGGAAAAAAGAATATTTTTGTGAACCCTAGTTGGAACTTGGGAGCGTCCAAAGCGAAGTTCGATACACTTCTTATCTTTCAAGATGATATAGATATTAACTGGGATATTGTCCCTAATGTAAATAAATTTATTTCTCCTCATGTAGGTATGGCAGGTACTCCTAGACAAAACACTATGCTTAATCCATATAACGTAGTGCCTAAGGAAACCCCCGCAGACCTACATGTCTCTTTTATACTGGATAGGAATGAAGGTTACAGCTACGCTTTCTTTATCCACAAAGAATCTTATGAACCTATCCCCGAAGACCTGAAAATCTTTTGGGGGGATGAGTACATTTTCCGCAAGAATCATAAACGAAATGTCGTATTGCATGACCTTCACGTAACAGGAGAGAAATCCCAATCATCCCGTAGCCCGGAGTTTGAGGCTATCGCGGAAAATGACAGCCATTTGTTTAAGACGGAGCCGAAGCTCCCTTATGGAAGAAACATGAAAGACATATCCTTGTTGGTAGGTACTTGTGATGACTATGAATTCCTATGGGATAACTTTAAAACATTAGCAGATAGGTATCTCCCTTTTCAGAACTCAGCTAAGGTAGCCTTTACTGAATCTAAAGAGTTTGGTGATGGGTATATTACTTCCCATCAAGGGGAAGACTCTATTTGGAGTAACCGTCTTATTAAAGCTTTAGACAAAATAGAAAGTGAATTTGTTTTTTTTGTTTTAGAAGACTACTATTTCACATCTAAGATAACCCAAGAAGATTTGCAAAGTATTATGGCTGTCTGCCAAGCGAATAGTTTAGACAAATGGACTTTTCATATAAAAACTGACCAACTTCGTATGAAGTATGATGTGGGAGGTATGCAGCAATGTACAGGAATGGAAGGGAAGCATTATATCCAAGATAAGTTTAGTATGTATCTAACTACATTACAGCCAGGACTTTGGAGAACCAGCTATTTAAAAAAATGTTTGCAACCGGACTGGACTCCTTGGGACTTTGAGATAAAGGGGAGTGAGCGCATGGCTCAGCTCCACGCACAGTTACCTCAACTTCCGGAATCCGACAACGCTGAGCCTTATGGCTCAAGGAATCTAGTTTATATGCTAGAGAGCCCGATTTACTTTAATGCGGTGAGACAAGGCGCTAAAATCTCCCCGGGATGGGAAGAAGTACGAGATAGGGAAAATTTAATGGAATTAACTCCCCCTAACTAACTATAATAATAAGATGAAATTTAAAAACAATACCCCAATAGATGTGTATGTGGACTTAGGAAGTCTTCGACGAGTAGCTCCGGGGGAAGAAATAGACCTTCCTGGTGCTATTAAGGTCGAGGGATTAAGTGCTGTCCACGAGCCTGCCCCTAAAAAAACAGCTGTGAAAAATCCAGAGAAGAAGAAGCCTTCTAAATCTACTAAAAATGTAGGGATGAGTGGTACTATATAAAGACATGGTACATCCCCTAATTAGAAAACGTCGGGCACGAGCTGCCGCGGCAGCCCAAGCAGCTGCAGAAGCTCAAGCAACGCCCGCTAAAAAGAAAGCTCCTGCTAAGAAAAAAGATACAAAGAAAGAGTCCTAAACACTTGAACCATGGTCTATAATAGGTCATGGCTAACATTTTAGACGACATTTGTAAGAGGCTAGACGGAGCGAACCTACTTTCTGAGGAAGGGCAGGTTTTCGGTTACGTAGACTCGGGCTCCTATGCCCTTAATAAAATTATCTCAGGTAAGTATGACGGAGGGTTCCCTATCGGGGGTATCACCGAAATATACGGCGAGTCCTCGACCGCCAAAACTGTGTTCCTGACCCACGCATTCGTGGGGGCACAGAAGAAAGGTTATTACACCG